TTCCGCGTTCTTCATTTCCATTTCTGCCAGTTTTACAAGCAGCTGGTCTTTGGTCATTTCAGCCATGTTTATCTCCTTTCGGTAAAACGCATGCAAGGGACGGGCGTTGCTGCCCGCCCCTTTGGGGTAACGTTAGTTGCTCCTGGCGTTGGCGCCGTAGGTTTCGGAGCTATGCTCAATGCGCAGCATGTACTCCTCCACCAGACGCTCGGCCGTTTTGGTGGCCTTCCAGCCGACAGTGGAACGCTGGTTCAGCGCATCAGCCGTACCGGCGGAACCCTTCTGCTTGACGATGTGCTCAAGGCCCATGCCCTCAATTTCGGTCACGCCGTAGGCGTTTGCGGCGAAGATCATGGTGCAGTAGATGGCGCTGCCGTCCTTGCCGGCGCCGTAGCCGCACACCACGGCGCCCACGGGAACATCGGCGACTGCAGCGGTGGTAACAAACTTGGCAACGCCGCCATCGCCTGCGGTTACGCTGGCAATCGTGGCTTCCTTGCCGCCCACGTACATCCTGATGGTCTCGCCGCCCTGAATGCGGGCGTTCAGCTCCGCAGCTTCAGCTGCGCTGATGGCTTCACGCACGATGATGTTGGTGCTGCCGGAGGTGCCCAGCGCAGTATGCAGGGTCAGGCGGTTGACGCCCTCCCAGAACTCCGCGGGAGCGATGATCTTGGCTTCGGTGCTTTCCACGAAGCGAACCTTGGCAATGCGGCCGATTTCGCCTTCGTAGATGTTTTCAGGAGTAGCATACTTGTGCGCCTCGATCCATTCAGGATCGCCCATGATGTCACAGGCAACATCGGGATGAATGACGGCGACAAAGTAGCCGTTGATGGGGTTGGCGTTGTGACGCTTGAGCTTGGCAACGCCCTTGCGGATCTCCGCAGGGGTCAGACGACAGGCCGTGGTTACATCCTCGCGCAGAAGGATCTCGGTCTTGGAGCCGTCGGCATTGATACGGGGAGCAAAGCTCTTGTTGGTGCCGGCACAGACTACCTCACGGGTGATGGTGTCCAGCGTGCGTCCAGCCTGAGAACTCAAAAGATCCAGCGACACGACAACGTTGTTGTCAATCGCGGTCGTCTCCAGCATGTCGGACAGTTCGATGTAGTCGCCGTACTGATCCACAGTAGCGGTCAGCGCAGTGACGTTGAGCTTGTTGCCCTGAGGGGTAACGCCTTCAGTCAGGGGCTTGAGCGCCTTCTTCAGCGGCGTATAGCGGCGCATTTCGATGGTCTTGCCGCCGTTCTTGGGGATGGGGTACTTGGTGCCAAACTGGTCATACACCAGATTGGGTTCGGCGTTGTCAATGAGGCGTTTGTTGTAAAACACCTTCATTTCCGGGCTCAGGTCGTTGCCCGGTTCGTTAAGCAGCGTGGTCTGGGTGGGGCCTAACTGCTGCAGGTTCAGCTTAGGAATGGAATTCCGATATAAAATCATGTGGTTTGCCTCCTTCTTCGCTGCGCGCATTGGCGTGCTCCATAGGGAGGCGGTATCGCTACAGTTCGATCCGCTCGCCCCTCTGAGAGCGACGCACAAGCTCGTCACGCTCTGCTTTGGTCATTTTTGCAGGATCTACCTTCGACATTTTGGTGCCGCGGCTTCCGCCCAGACCGTTTTCAGCCGGGCGCATGCCCTGCGCACGGATGGTTTCCACTGTGCGGCGCTGGGTCTGCTGCACTGCAGTCTGGATGGCGCCGCTAAGCAGCTCGTCCTTGTGCATGACCTCATACGCGGTGCGCACATCCACGCCGTTGCCCAGCAGCTTGATAAACTGCTGGCCGGTCTGCGGATGCTGGCACTCGGCAGCAAAGTCAAACGCCGGATAGATGGCTTTGAGCTGCCGGCTCTGCTGATCCCACATGGCGTAGGCTTTGCGCTCGCTGTCCACACGGGCGCGCTGGCGCTCGGCTTCCTCGAACATGGCGGCTTTGCGCTCAAGTTCGCGCATGCGCTTGTACTGCTCCACACTCAGGCCCTGCTCGTCCGCAGCCTCCTGATAGAAACTCTCGTCCGCCTCAATGGCGTCCAGCAGCTTCTGGTAATCCGTAACGCCGTATTTGGTGCTCAGCGCATCCATCAGGGGCTTCATGCTGTCCAGCTGGCCCTGCAGATCCTTGGTTTCCTTGAACCGTTGGTTGATGATGCCCTGCGTTCTGGCTGCGAACTCCTGCGCATACTCGCCTTTGATCAGCTGCTCAAAAGCCGCCGCGCGTTCATCCGCCGAGCGCTCCGTCACGATGGCGCCGCTGTTCTGGGCCTGCTGGCCCTCCTGCGTCTCTGCGGCGCCTGCTTCCGCGCCTGCTTCCGCGCCTGCTTCCGCGCCTGCGGCTGCGCCGCCCTCGCCTCCGCCTTCACCAAACAGTCGAAGATTCAGTTTGAAAAATTCCATGTTGTCCTCCTCATCGTCTTTCCGAAGTGTCATGCATCGTCTTTCCGAAGTGTCAGGGTCGCACGTCCGTTCCGGCCGCGCTGTATGAGCGAACCGGCTTGCGCGCCGTTCGCTTTCCCAAAGGGGCCCTTCCCTTTGGCCGCTCACTGTGGCTTTCATCGTCTTTCCGAAGTGTCAGCGGAGCATGGCTGTGCCCTGCACATCCATGGTATCAGTGCAAAATCTGTTTCGCGCCCGAAACGCTTACATTTTCCGGAACATTTTTTGCAAGCAGTTCAAACCCTGCGATGGCAACATTGAACATGCTTTCCGCGCGTTCGGCATCAAGTGCATTTGTCGCCAGATACCACACCGTTGCCGCCGCCTGCTCCTCGTCTTCCGTGTAGATCATCGGCGCATATTCAGGCTTCATCCTCATCAGCGCCTCCGCCAGCGCCTGTGTCAGCATGCTGCATGCGCTGCACACAATATCCGGCTCATTTTCGGCATACGCTGCATGGCCATGGACATGCAGCTTGAACTCAACACCCGCTGGTACGTTGTTTATTTCAAACGTCGCGCTCGTCATCTTTCATCACCTCGGCGTACTGTACTCTGCTGCCTGTTTGCGCGCCTCGCCTGCGGTGGAGCGTCGTGCGCCGTTGAGCGCATCGCCCAGACTGTTGGCCATCGGTTCAGCACCTCCCGCCTGCGCCTGCTGGGCAGGAATGCCCGGCTGCATCTGCATGCCCATGGTCTGCGCAAGCATCGCCTGCACGCCCGGCAGGTACTGCGTGCCGCCCATGGCGTCCAGCTTGGCAGCCATGTTAAGCATCAGGGGCGCAATCTGATGCTGCATTTTGAACAGGGTGCTGTTCTGATAAATCTTGTTTTTGATTTCCTCGATGCCCTCAAAGCTCATCATGCCAAGACACAAAAGCGCCTGATCGGCCATATCCGGGCGGAAGAAACCGGCGGCATACAGCTCCTTGGCGCGCTCGTTCTGCACCACCACGCTGAACGGGCTGGCCTTCTGCGCGATAACGCTCACGTCAAACACCGGCAGCCGGGTTGCCTCCATAAAGCCGTCGCCGGTCTGCCGGCGGCCGATCTGCCCTCCGCCAAACTGCACAAACTCCGGCTGACCCTGCCTGCCGGTAATGCGGAACATGCGCGGAAAGGTGTAAAACTGGCGGATGAGCTCAATGCACAGTTCGCACACCTTCTTGAAGGCGCGATAGCTTTCCTTGATCATGTCGCGGCTGAGCTTGCTGCCGGCTTCCTGCAGCGCCGCGATGGCGCTGGCCGCCGTAATGCCGCTGGATGTGCCGCCCTGGGCAAAATCACGGTTGCCGCTGGTTTCCTTCATCTCGTCGATTTTGTTGGCGCGCATGGTCACCGCATAGGGATTCAGTTTGGGAATCTCAATCGGGAAGATGCTGTCTGCAGGCGTTCCGCTGCCGGTGAAATGCACAAAATCCTTGCTCAGGTCAGCATATTCCTCCTCATTAACCTTGCCGTCATTGCGCACCCAGAACCGTGCGCGCGAACCGATGATGGTGTTTTTCAGCAGGCTCTGATCCAGCTTGTCGATATAAATCTGCGGGCTTTTCATGATATCGATATAGCCAAAGCCGCCCAGCTGGTCCTTGATGGGAAACAGGCCGCTGATGACAAACGGGTATCTGCCGTGATCATAGAAGCCGCGCTGCGCGTATTCGGCCTGATTTTCGCTGGCCCAAAGCACCTTGCCTGCGCAGCATTTGCAGTAGTGCAGCACCTTTTTGCCCTCGGCATTGATGCGCTTGTAGTACCAGTCCACCACCAGCGCCTTGTCGCTGTCGTCGATGTTTTCATCGTTTTCATAGCGCGCAAAGATGCCGTTGCTGCCCGCAAGGCCCGCCACGTCGCGCAGCTGCGTATACTGGGTGCGCAGTTCCTCCGCGTCCACCAGCTCCACATGGAACACATTGGCGCTCTTCTGCAGATCGCTGCAGCCGGGCTCCCAGAACAGGTTCAGGCCGTCGATGGCCTTTATGGCGATATCTCCCAGCCCGTTCAATTTTTCCGTATCCCAGAACACGCCCTGCACGTTCATGCCGCTGATGATCGAATCCCAGCTGATATCGTCATAGGTCTGCTCGTACTCGTTCTGCTCCATGATCACGGGCAGAATGGACGTAAGCGCTTCAGCATCCTGCTTGTCCTGCGCTTCACGCGGAAGCACAACGGGCGAGGGGCTGTTGTCCATGAAATCCGCGTGCTTGTTGGCGCAGGCGTTGAACAGCCATGCGCTGGTCGGTTCAGGATCGTTTTCGTTTTTGCTGTGGCCTGCTACGTCCCAGTGGCGTTCCCGGAACCACTTCACATTTTCCCTGAGGCGGTTATCCAGCGCCTGTTTACCGTCGCGGTACTTTTTCAATACCGCCTCCGCCCGTACCACGTCCTCATCGGTGATGGGGTTCATGGGCGCGCTGATTTCAGCTTCCATGGGCACGCCTATGATGGGCTTTGCAGCAATGCCGGTGTTTTGATCGGCCTGAAAATCAACCGGCAGCATTTCCGGTTCCTCCTCACGCCTTTTGATTTCGCTCATCTTCTGCTCCTCCTTAAATCCTGAAAAACTCATATCTGCGGTTCTGGATGGGTTTGCGATCCAGCGGGTCGTAGGGTTGGGGCGGTTTGGGCGTGACGGGTCTGGGCGTGATGGGATTGAGCATGCACATATAGCGCGTTTCGTCCGCTACGTGATCCTCGCCCTTTGTATCCAGATCCTCCGGCTTGTGTTCGTCATAGATCAGGCTGGGGATGGTGCGGATAAACGCCTTGCAGTTTTCAAACACGTACAGCATGGGAAATCCGTTCTCATCAAAGCGCATGCGGTAGTGGATCTGCATCCAGCCCGGTATGCGCTGGTTATCGCCCTTCTGGAAAAATACATGCTTTCCGGCAGCTACCTCCGCCGTGCTGATACCGCCGTTCTCCGCCCATATGGCCGGGTCTGCCACGCCCTCGATGTTGTGACCTTTCAGCCATGGGTGCTCGTTTTCGATTCGCTTGATCTGTTCAAACTGCTCTTCCGTGCTCCAGCGCACGCCCACGTCCTCCTGATCCTTCTGGCAGCCGTACAATTCCAATATCCGATACAGCCGTCCGTCGGGATCAACCACCCACCAGCCGCAGCTGAAAGGCTTGTTATAGCCCCAATCATAGCTGCGCAGGCGTTTCCAGTAGGCAGGCGGGTCAAACGCGGGTATGACGTGCGTCCACTTGTGTTCGGGGTTGGGATCAACCCTGAACTCCTCGAAGAACTGGCCTTCGAAAATATCCCATTGCCCGTACAGCCATGCGGCGCGCAGCTTGTGCGGCATGCTCTCAAGCGTCTGCACGTACTCCGGCTGGCTTCTGAGCAATGCCTTGTTATCCGTAACCAGGCTCTGGATGAAGGTATACTCCTCCGGAATTTCACCCGGCTTGTAATCGCGGTCGATAAACAGGCGTTTGACCCACGCATGGCCTTTGCCGCCGGGGTTACAGGTCAGGTACATGCGCTTGGGGTAGCCCGCGTGGGTGGAACGGTTGACGGCTTTGAGCTTTGTGAAAATGATTTCGTCGTGGTTGGTGGCCTCATCGATGAAGATAATCTCGTATTCATGGCCCTGATACCGTTCCAGATCCTTCTCGTTGGCACAGTAGGCAAACTGA